ATGGCAAAGTCCCGGAAGGCTTTCTTCCCGCGAGTATTCGCAATGGCCTTGAGAAACCTCTTCTTCTCGACATCGGTGAGTATCTCCGGGGCCGGTCGCTCGATATACCTGATGCGTAATCTTGCGGCGGGATTCGACGGGACGTGTTCCGAGTCATGAAGCCAGTTGAAAAATGACTTCACCGAGGTCTTCACCTTGTTGACCGAACTCTCGGTCTTCGGGGTGCCGTTCTTCAGCAGAGTCACAACGGGAGACACGATGAATTCGTTCAACATGTCCTGCGCAACACCGGCCACCTCGAAGCAGAGGAAGCGGTCCGCGAGGAACCGCTCCAACTGCTCAAGGTCCGAATGGTATGAAACGACCGTCTTGGGCGAACGCCCGTCAGCGCGCAGCTTTACTTCGAATAGTTCAATTGCCCTGCGCATCATTAGAGGCGGGTTCGCTCGCGGCGGATTCGTTGCCATCCTGAGTGCGTCCTTTCTTCATCTCGGATTTCGGAAGCGGCACTTCCGCGAGGTATCCCTTCTCCTGTGCCCAGACGAGCATCATGCGGAACACGCGCTTGTTCTGGGTCACCGTAATTTCGCTTTTTGCCTTGCCGTTAGGCTTCTTGAGGAGCGCATCGGACTTGAAGAATGTGCCAATCGTCGCCGGGGTGAGTTTGCCGAGTGGTTTGTCCGCGCCGAAGTGGGTGGAAACATTCTCGAGGCACCGCCCGTAAACCTCGACCGTGCGTTCGTTCTTGCCCTCTTCCGTCAGATGCTTAAGGAATGCGGGGATTGCTTTTTCAAACGTGATTTCTTTCGCTTTTGTCGCCATGTTGGATGGCCTCCCTTTTTGTTTTGATTCGCCGGGTTTCAACCCGTTTGTAAAACCGCGTTTCGCCTCCTTCCGTTGTAATGCAGTCACATGTTCGAGCCGGGTGCGGAATAAGCCAAGCCGATTGCAAAAAAAGATTTGGGGCAATCCGGGGACACTCATTTCATAGGTAAAAGGGACATTCAGGAGACGCATTGAACACAGTAGTAATGCCAAAAGACCATCGCGCCATCGGGCGCATTCTTCGCAATCCGCGACTCTGGGGTGAGCAATATCTCAAGAACCGCGACGGCGAAGCGCGTCGCTATTGGGTTCATCAAATAGATGACCTCGAATGTCCGGCGACAAACATCATCCATCTCGACGGGCGCGATTCCGGCAAGACAGTCGATATTGCAACGCTGGCTCTGCACCATGCGTTCATTAAACAAGGCGGTTCCGTTCTGGTGGCCGCGCCGCATCAGGGTCCGGTGGACACCATCGTCGAAGAAGTTGAATTCCAGATTGAGAACAATCCCGACCTGCAATCGAGCATCGCGGTAAACGCGCAGGGACGCGCGAAGATCACCCGTAAGCCTTACTTCAAAATCGAGTTCACAAATGGTTCCGTAATATATTTCCGGCCCGCTGGCGCTTACGGCGATCCGTTCCGGTCGCTCCATGTCGAATTGATTCTGGTGGATGAAGGCGCGTGGCTGTCTGAGAAAGCGTGGAAGGCGCTGCGGCAATGCCTGAAGGCTGGTGGTCGGATGCGTATTTACTCCACGCCGAACGGGCTGCGTGACACGACATACTACCGGCTCACGCATTCAAAGAAGTGGAAGGTCTACCGGTGGCCGTCCTGGCTCAATCCGAACTGGACGCCGGAGCGCGAAGATGAACTCATTGAATTCTATGGCGGGCGGGACACGGCGGGATGGCAGCATGAAGTGGCCGGGGAACACGGGCGGCCCAGTTACGGAGCGTTCAATCTCGAACACCTCACCATCTGCAGGCAGGAAGTGCCGGAGTATGTAAGCGTCGATATCACCGGCGATGAATTGAAGGATTGCGATACCGAGGAGGAACTGGCCGAGCGGCTCGACATGCTGCTTGATCTCGCGCCAGCCGAAGGTTTGTTCTGGATCGGCGGCGACCTCGGGTACACAGCCGACCCGACTGAAATCGTTGTTTTCAGGGAGACATCGGAAAATGAAAAAGCTGTTCTGCGTCTTGTGCGCCGTATTCACATGGAGCATGTGGCCTATCCTCATATTGCCCAGACAATCGCTCTTCTGGACAGCTATCTCAATCCCACGGGCATCGGTGTTGACGCTGGCGGCAACGGCCTTTCCGTGGTTCAGGAGTTGACCGCACTTAATAAATACAAGGAACTGAATCTCGCTCCCCGTCTTCGCGGCTACAACTTCGGAAGCGCTGTCGTCATCGGTGAGAACGACGGGCAGGAAATCAAAAAGAAATGCAAAGAATACATGACGAGCCTGATAAACAAGGGGCTTCAGTCGCGGCAACTGATACTTCCGGCATCCGACGTGGAGATCGAAAGCCAATTCACGACACACACATATTCGATGAAAACGGGACAGGTCATTTACTCAAAGGGCAACGACCATATCGTAGACGCAGTCCGGTGCGCAGTGATGATTCGGGAACAGGAACGGCTTGATAGTCTGGGAGGCGGCGTGGGCGATCTGCCCCTTCCCGTCATGACCAATCCGATCTTCTATTGAAAGGTATATCGAATGACCGATCTGGAATTGATAAAAGAAAAAATGGAGAGTATCACGGACCTGCTGCTTCGAAAAAATAGAGACTACGGCAGCAGCTTCCGAAAGCCTGGTATTCTGTCCGGCGCGCTCGATTCAAAATCAAAGCTCCTTGTCCGCATCGATGACAAACTCGAGCGGCTCGGAAATCTGATTAAAAAGAACTCTGACAGCGATGTTCCAAACGAGAGCGTGTCCGACACCGTGACAGACCTTGCCGGATACTTCGTTCTTCTGGGTATCCTTCTCGACGAGGAAAGACAGGCTGGACGCCCTATGAGCGTGGTTGATGCGCAGTGCAGACGTGACGACACACAGACCGGAGCTTCCGAATGAAAAAGAACAACGAAAACAACAACAGGCGTGGTCCGAACAATCACGCCACGGGTCTGATCATGATCGGGCCGCACATGGGAACAGCCGCCGAAGTGAGCGCATCCGCGTTCAGCGCACAGGCCGTGAGCGACGCCATCCCTAAAACATGGGAGGAGCGCGCGGCCAAGGCGTGGCAGTTTTACGTGGAAGAGCCCATTGTCCAGAACGCGATCAACTCATGGCGCACGTTCGCCATCGGCGATGAAATCCAGTTCAACTGCGATGACGATGACGTCAAGTGGGAAGTCCGCGAGTTCGCCGAACGGTTGAAGTTAAACACGCTCGTCAAGGACGCCGCGCTTCAGGTTTTGACCAAGGGCGACGGTGTTTTGTTCAAAATATACAACAAGGAAAACAACGATATTGACGAAGTCGTCTGCGTCAATCCGATCAGCGTAAAGGTCAAATACGAGAACGGTAAACTCGTCGAGGCGAAGCAGACGCCTGAAACGGCGGGGACTGCGGAAACCATTGATTTGCCGCTCGACCGGACGCTCCACATCAAATGGAACGCGCCGTCATTCTCACCGCGCGGCAACTCGATGATCGTGACCGCGTTCGAGTCTATCGAACTTTTGAGAACGTACCGTAAAGCTGAACAGGCCGTCGCCAAACGATGGACGACCCCGCTCCGCTTTATTCAGGTGGGCGGCCAGTTCGGACAGAAAACCATTGTGCCTGATCAGAAAACGCTTAACACCGTGCGCGACATGCTGAACCGCATGGATTTGAACGCCGGTCTGGTGGTGCCGTTTTATGTGAAGGCCGAGACTTACGGCACCGAGGGACAGGTTCTCGACACCGAAAAGAAGATAAAGGAAATCAAGGAAGACATTGTGATTGCCCTCGGTTTGGCGAAAAGCCTTATCACCGGCGACGGCCCCAACTTCGCCACTGCGTCCATCGGCATGCAGAAGATGGTGATCATGCTGAAGGAAATCAAACAGGTTGCCCGCGTGATTTTGAACTGGATCATACAGGACTGGCAGAAGATGAAAGGATACGAGGAAAAAAGCATCAACTATATTTTCAACGACCTCGATCTGACGAACGAAGTTGATTTGAAAAAACTCTACATCGAGCTTTATGACCGCAAACTGATCTCCAAAAACAGCCTCCAGATCAAGATGGACCTGAATCCGGAAGTGGAAAGCGCGAGCACGGACGTCGAATCAGCGAAACCGTTCGATCTTTCGGACAGTAAAACTGCGGAAACTGCCATGAGGTTTTTGGAAAACGGCGTCATTTCGATTGGAAAAGTTCAGGAATTGTTCGGCTTCGATAAAGAAAAAGACCGCCCGGCGGCAGCGGACTGGAACTACAGGCCGCCCATGGCCACCGGCGCGGTGGAGTTCGACACAATATGCGATGAGTGTGAGTTTTTCGACGATGAAAACAACTGGTGTGACGCAAACAACCGGGACACTCGGTTCGATTCCCGAGCCTGCACCTCGTTCGAAAGAAAACGCGCAAAGGAAGGCTGCGGATGCAAGCAGTAGCGGTTGAAAAAACACTCCGCGACCGGATTGCCGAGGCGACGCTCGTGTCCCTGCATGAGCGCGACCTCTATTCCGAGCAGACTGTAGCCCGCGTCCTAGACTCGCTTCAACGCGCCGAAAAGGATGTCAAAGCGAGCCTTCTTTATTACGCCAACCTCGGTTCCCTGCCCGAGGGCAAGGCGATCAATCAGGTGTCGCTCAGAAAATTGCAGCAGCAGATAAAAGAACACATCCGAACCGTCCGCGATGAACACTCGCTCATAATGAAAACGGCAATCAAAGAGAGTTACCGTTCGGGCATCCACAGCGGCATCGGCGATCTCGTCCGGGCCCAGATGCCGTTTTACCGCGACCTCACGCCGGACGGCATCAAACAAACCGGCAGCAACATCTTCACGCTGATTGATAAAGACGCGCTGGACTTCATGGCGAACTACAACGTGCAACTCGCCGGGGATGTTTCCCGCGAGTTGACTGACGGGATCAACCGCGCGATCCAGACGGGCATCGCCTCCGGCCGCAGTGTGCCAGAGATCGCGAAAGACATCGGGCGCGTAGTCAAAGACCCCGAGGAATTCCGCAAGGCCGGAAAAACCGTTTTCAAAACAGCGCAGTACCGGATGGAGATGATAGCCCGGACGGAAACGCTCCGCGCCCACAATCAGGGGCGAATGAAGTTTTACAACACAGTCGGCGTGACGAAAGTCGAATGGATGGCCGTGGGCGACGAGCGCGAGTGTCCCGTGTGCCGTGAACTGGATGGAAAGATATTTCCGATAGACAAAGTCCCGAATATCCCGGCGCACCCCCACTGCAGGTGCCAGATTCTGAATGCCTGGCCGTCCGAGATATGCGGCGCGAAGAATCTCGGTGTCGTCGCCGCGCCGACGGAAGCCGCCTGCATCATGCCGCCGCAGGCCATCGAGGACATGGCAAAGGAAAAACAGTCCGAAGCTATCAAGATCGGTCAATTCATTTCAAAAGGCGAATGGGACAAGCTCACAATCAAGCAGCTCCAGGATCAGGCCAAGGCGAACGGCATCTCCATCGCCCGAACCAAGACCGACTTCCTCGATATCCTCAAAAAGAAAACGGGAACGGACTTCTCGCACCTGTCAGGCAAAGACCTGCAGGCTCTCATAAAAGAACACAAAATCGCCGCGCTCCGCAGCAAAGATGAACTCATCGATCTGCTGAAAGCAAAGGCCAAGCAGGAACAAGCGCCGGATTTCGGGGCCATGCCCGTGTCGAAACTCAAAGAGATGTCGCAGGAAAAAGGCATTTCCCTCAATCTCACAAAACAGGAAGTGATCGACATCCTCGACGTGCTGGAACCCGGCGTGGACCACAGCGGGCTTTCCGGGCAGTCGCTCATCGAAGCAAAAAAGAAATTCAATCTCCCGATCCTCAAAACCAAGGAACACCTCGTTAAAGCGCTTGAGAAAAACTTCAAAGAGGAAATCGGTAAGAAGGTCACCAAGGAAGCCGTGGTTCAGGTTGCCGAGGAAACAATCAAAAAAGAAAAAGAGCAGATCGCCACCCTGCTGGATGCGGTCAAAGTTTCCACGGACCCGAAGGATTACAAAACAGTTCTTTCCACGATAAAGGATGTTGAAACCTATCTCGGCAAGGGCGGCTTTTCCGTCGACGACGCATACCTGAAAGAGAAAGCGGCAGAAATCGCTAAAAAGAAAGCTGAGTTCAAATCAAAGATTCATGCCATGGGTGCGAAGGATTTAAAAGACCTCGCCAAGCAGAGCAAGGTCACGCACTGGCAGTGGGGTTCGAAAGATGATTTCATCGCTCTTTTCACAGAGACTGACGATGCCGCGATTCAGGCTGCGAAGGACAGCATCGAAACCAAGTGGGCGAAGTGGGCTGAAAAATATGGAAAGAAGCCAGCCGCGGGAGTCCAGGCGCCGCAGCCGAAAGCGCCGCCGAAACACACGCCGCAGCCAGCCCCGGAGCCTGTCGCGCCGCCTGTCCTTGAAAAACCGCACGCGGACCTGTCCTCCGGTTTCTCAAAAGTCGATTCCGACTGGGACGCTCTGGACAAGGGAAAAGCATTCAAATATTCGAAGGACGCGAAATCACTCGGCGGTGCGCACGAGAAATATATATACGTGGACGAGCACGGCGATGAGTGGCTTTTCAAACCCACAGATAAATTCATTGCCCATGGCGAGGAGATGGGATACCGGATCGCCCGGCTCATCAATCCCGACGCCGTAGAGGTTCGATATGTTGAACTGAATGGCCGATCCGGCTCCATCCAGCGGCTGGTGAAAAACGTCAAATCAGAGGCATCGTTCCGGGACATCCCCATCGGCAAACTGTCTCCGTCAGAGATTGAGGCCATCCAGCGCGAACACATTCTCGACTGGCTTATTTCCAACCACGACGCGCACGCAAAACAGTTTGTCCGGGCCGCTGACGGTCGGGTCTTCGGTATCGACAAAGGCCAGTCATTCAAGTTTCTCGGCAAAGACAAACTCGGCATTTCTTACCATCCGAACTCGATGGAGGCCGAGCCGATTTACAACACGTTATTCCGGGCATATCAGAACGGCGAAATTGACATTGATCTGAACGCGGCGCTCCGGGTGATCCAGCGTATCGAGAAAATCCCGGACTCCGAGTACCTTGAAATCATACGGCCTTACGTCGAGGGTCGTTTCGGTGCGAAAGCGAGCGCGGCGAAGGATGAGTTCTACCGGCTCGCGCTGGAGCGCAAAAACAACATTCGCCGCGACTTCGAGAAATTCTACAACGACCTTTACAAAACGCGGTACAAAGCCGAGTTCCGATTCCAGGACGATGTCAAAACGATAAAAAAGCTGTCCGGCGAAGACGAAGCCATTCTGCGTGACGCACAGATAATGAAGGGTCAGGGAAAAGCCATGCGCCTCGATGTTGATGATATCGAGGATCAGAATGCCCTCGTTTTCACACAAAAGAATCTGCAGGGCAAAGAGGAAACAGTCATCCAGTTCAAACTGCGCCCGGATTCCGAACGGAAACTGCTGGACGCCCTCGGAGAAAAAGGCACGGCCCTGAAGGGAGTTGCTACCGGGGATACGCTGCCCGAAGACACTTTCTATGACAAAATCCTCTCCGGCGTGAAAACGGTCAACCACCATGTCGACAGCGGGGATTTCAAATATAACGCTGACACGCTCGACGAGATCAGGAAGATACTACCCGATCTTGAGAAGCTGGCGAAGAACGGTAAAACAGCGTCCATCCGGGACATGGCCGACGAGTACAGGAAAACGTGCGAGACCGTTCTGGATGCCGCAAAAAACAATAAAAAGATCGCGGGCAAGTTCGAGCAGTACACCGCAAAAAAGAATCTCATCGCCCAGGAGGCGAAGCCGGAGCCGAAAAAAGCTGGCTTCCGTTTCCAGAGGACAAATATAAAAATGGATCAGCGCCAGTGCCGGGGCGGCGAAATACACGTCGTGAAAGCCGATGCTGATTTGAACAACATCTTCGGGCGCAGTTCCGGCTTCAGCCGGGGTGTGCAGTACCGGATTGAACTCGACGACGGCGTGGTCATGGATTATCGCCCATGGGATTCCGCGAATCCTTACGCCGTTCAGGGACAGGTGGAAATCCGCGTAACCGGCAAAGTCGCGGACCCGGAGCGGTTCGAGGCAATTCTCGACCGCCTCGACCAACTCGGAATCAACTCGGTTCCCGCGAGTGCCGAGGACGCCGAGATCATGTATTTGCAGAAACAGGCATACCTCCTGAAGAAAGACACGTCCGCCGCATGGAAAAAGATGTCGCAGAGATTGGACTCTTCGAATGCGACCAATACCGAGCGTATCCAGACCATGCGGAAGTTCTGGGCGGATGAACTCGGAGTCGATGATGTAACGAAGATTCCCGGCTACGATCCGGTCGGACGATATGAACTCGGATTCAAAGACCCGTCACGGCGCGCCGGATACAGGCACCAGATGCGGTTCGACCTAACGGAAGAGATGCTGGAGCGTTAACTGAAGGGATACGGACTTTATCACAAC